ATCTTCACGTTCTGCTAATTTCAAATCATCAATGTCTTCAATGTTAACTTTTTTCTTTAACCCATGAGACCAGAAAATCTGACGTTTGCCCTTGAAAGCCTTGGCATATTCCATGAACAAAGCCCCCTTTTTAAGATCACCACCAGAAAAAGCGTCTAACAATTGAAACGGGTGTTTACCCTTCGATGACTTACTATTACCGCGCGCGACTTCACGATCGGCACCCCAATAGCTCAAATTTGATTGGTCGTCCTGTTTAGCTAAATAATCAGAAGTACTGGCATCAAAGTGAACATCTAGAGAATGTTCTCTGAATGACTTTAGCTTGCCCTTGGGGATTAATCCGTGTTTTTTACAAGCTTTTTCCCAGCGCATTCTTAAAAAAGTCAGAAAATCAGAACGGTTGAAAGAATTATCTGTAATCCATATCTCATGCGTATGCGGATGCCAGCCATTTTTACCGTGAGTGACTTCTAGAGAACGAATCAACCCCTCAAAACCAAACAACTTCATTTTACGAGACCAAGTACCGTCTGATCTAAAAGTAGCCAGTGCTCTTTTCTGATCTTCAAGCAGTTCTGAACATGATTGTGAATAATAATGCGGCATTGTAAGCGTAATCATTGAGCAGGTTTTTTGATTAGCGTATGCCCATTTCATACCGTGAGCTATCTCTTCACGCCTGCGTTCTTGAATTTTTGCAGAACAAACAGGGCAACACCAGACCGAGCCACAAACGGCCAAACCACTATAAAAACATTTATTTGTGTCAAATGAACGATGAAGACCCACCTGAAAATCGGTCTTAGTTCGAGTACATTTAACAACGCGATGCAGCTTGTTATAGTCATCTAATGAGATATGAGATTCGTTATTATTTTTAGAACGGTGTTCGGCTAAAAAAAGGACTCTGGCGGAATTTTGAAGCCTATACCTATCTGACCTGAGAGCCACTAGTTTCAAGGGGTCTGGCGTTTTAGAAGTAAGCGTTTTGGTAGAAGATTTCGTGTATGTACCTAGAACCCCTTTCAGGGGTTTTAGATCTACAATTGCATCAAGGGGAGAAACCCCTATAATATTGGGCATGGTCGCTAGGTATCCTGTAAGAGTCTGAGCGGCTAAGTAAGCCCCTGTTAGTTATAGCTAGCAGGGGTTTTTTTTTGTATGTTGTTTTATATTAAAACATATCAATGGAAAAACTCTAGTATTTGCAAAGCTCCTAGGACATATCACCGTCGCGGCTCCGCCGCTTGCGGTGATATGTCTTAGGAAATTTATTCTAAAAATTTGTTTAATGAATGAACATTAGGCATATTAATCATCTCCTTTTTGAAAATCTCCGCATCACTAACCATTTCAAAATAAGCCTCATATTTTGCAATTTTATACTGTAAAGCATTCAATTCTTCAGACATTTTTAAAATCTTATAGTGATCTTCCTCGAATGTTTCGACAGCGCTTAAAATAGCCTTAGAGTCAGTTTTATGATCTCCGAGATCTTTTATAAATTCAATAGCTTCATTGATTTTGTCATTATTGATGCGAAGTGTAAGAACTTTTGATAGCATTTTCTTTTCCTGGATTTGTTGTTTATTGTTAATACGCTATCAAAATAACACCAATCAAATGAAAGTAAAGACTTTCTAAGTATTTTTGATAGCAAAATACAAAAATCTGTATTTAGGAAGCCAGTAATAGGATTATTTTTTTAGACTGAAAAAGAAAAAGAAGCGATCAGGGCTAGGATTAGGTGTTTGTATGGAATTACGTGTTAGCCCATGGGAAGCCGTAAAGGGTCTAAATATGAGTTTAAGATCAAAAGAAGTTATCCATCCCTTCGGGATTACTAAATCTAGTCTCTGCTGGTACTCACAGCCCTCTCAATGGCATTACGCTGTTGTTTCTGGGAACGACATAAGACAACACTATCAAAGTCTGGACCAGTTATTCTGACGGCACAGGTGGAAATAGGGATTAATTCATATTCTAAGCTGGCTAACTGAGATTCACTGAATTCAGCACTATAAGTTCCGTCTGTTTGAACTGAAATCATGTATATGAGGTCTGGAAAATTCCCCATATTAAAACTGATGAAAATATCATCTTGATCAGATAGAAAAGTAAACTTTGGCTTTTTAGGCAATTCAACAACTTGAACCAAACCGCCCGAACCCTCTAGATTTGAATTGGCATCGGCTACGATCTCAACGGCCTGCGGTTCAGGTACATCATAATATTCGTCTTTCACATCTGACAAACCGACATAAGCAACATATAACGGGACGAAAAACATCACAATCATGACCTTTAGTTTTGTAGACTTAAGAAAATTGAAACGATCATCACTACGAGATTCATCACCTGCTATATCAGATTTAGTGTGGGATACATAAGAATCATAAATCTCCTTTTTATATTTACTAAACTGGCTATTAATTAGCTTTTTTTCGGGAATATTTGTACCAGATACCTCACCTTGATAAATGTCGATACGGAATGATTTATTAGCACCTACGGCATCGAGTTTTGTTGTCTTAAAGGTTTTATCTACCAAGAGTTTGGCAAAGTTAGAAATTTGGGCTAAATCTTGAGTAACCAATGCAATATTGGTTGATTTTCCCGTGTCCTGATTAACCAAGTGACGGTGTTCGGCTAAGAATTCTTTATCTTGCATTCTTGCCTTGTTAATTGTTAGGCCCGCAGGCCATAAGCGCCATAGTTCATCTATAACGAGAACAGCACCCGCTTCGAAAACCTCAGTCCACCAATTAGGATTTTCAATGATTTCGTTGATATCAAAACTGCTGACCGTATTACCAAATTTTTCAAAGCAAAAATCATTCTTCATGGGAATGTTAGTAAAAACTTTTTGACCTGATTTAAGGGCAGGAATAATAACATTTTCAACAACACCGTAAGATTTACCAGAACCTGGCAAGCCAACATATGCACTAATAGCCATTTTATTATCCTATGAATGGAATTCTTCTAATAATGAAACGGATCAAATAAGCGCCCATAACAATCTGTAAACCGTTATAAACTTGCAATATATCCGTGAGATATAAAAAAAATTCAGGAAGTTGCAAAGTATTGATATTTGTTGCAAAAGATGGAACGGGTATAGATTCAAAGATTGAAGCAAGTGTGTCCATAATGCTGTAAAAAATTGAAACTAAAGATACTTCGATTTCGTTAGCTAAGTATTCAAAGCCGCAACTAGCATCATACCAGTCGCAACTTAACTCTTGATTTTCCATTTTAAGTAGTTCCTATAACTCTAATGCCGGCAATTGAAAAAACTAATATCATCAAAATACCTAAAGGCGTTCTGATAGTTTCTAATAATGTGCAATGAAAATCTGACCTGACAACGGTATCGAAAACATCTAAATCTAAAACTATATCTGGACATTGACCTGAACTATTAAATATTTCGAAAGAACCAGTAAACATTAGAGAAATGGGTGAGTCTTGAATTCTAGAATTAAAGTTAATTAACACATTTTCAACGGAATCAGGTTCAGTGTTTTTTATAAATTCTAATGTTGAATCGTTGCAAAGAATCGAATCTTTAGCGCCCCCATCCTCTTCACAAGAGTTTATTTTTTTAACTGAATCGATAAGATCATCGAGTTTAGAAGAATTTTTTTCAGAGCCCTTTTTAATTTCGTTTTTGACCTGATTTAATTTGTTTAAATTATTAGTATCAGAGGTTTTGACTGAATCATTAAGACTATCAAGTTTTTTTTCAACACTAGAAAGATCAATTTCTTTCTGTTGTTCAGTTGGTTCAGTTGATTCAGTTGATTCAGTTGATTCAGTTGATTTAGTTGATTCAGCATCGGGATCACCAGTCTTAGGAGGTGAATCAAAACAACCCGAGACGGTATTACCTTGTAAATCTGTATAAGTACCGCAGTTAGTTTCGTCCTCTACACAAGCATATTGGTTATTCATATAGCCGCAGCCGTCAGGAATATCCTCGCAACGTCCAGATGAACCCATTCTTTTGTCTATACCACATTCAGATTCATTTTGATCTCTATCGCTTTCTGGATCAAGATTAGTGCCAGTTTTTTGTCCTGTACATTCATTAATTGATAAGGTGTTAGGATTATCTTCAACACCTGTAGAGCATTCGTTTTCAAGACCAGTACCGCCACCAGTACCATCACCACCAGTGCCATCACCACCGCCACCAGTACCATCACCACCGCCACCAGTACCATCACCACCGCCACCAGTACCGTCACCGCCAGTACCATCACCACCGCCACCAGTGCCGCACTGATAACCACCATCAACACTGTAAGGGTTACCACAGTCTGAAGGAATATCCTCGCATGATTCTGTTATGACATTGTAATGAGATGCTATGCCGTTAAAAGTCCCACATTTTTCTGCGTCATTGTCTTTGTCAGAAATATCACCGTCATCAGTACCAGTACCATGGGCATAACACGTTCTTGAATATCCGATATAAGCTTTTTCACCGCTGGGAGTTAGACCGCATTCCTGTTTGCAAGGGTTACCCGCTTCTGTGCCGTCTCCATCACTCGGATAACAGCCTTGAGGATCTGGTAAATGATCTTCGGGGACAGCGCAATCGGGCTTGGCGACAACAGTTATTTGACAATCACCAACACCGCTTTCGTCACCTTCCCAGCGAATTTTCGCAGTAAAATCATAACCGTAAATAAAAGTTTCGGAATTTAGAGTACGCTCATTTCCTTTACAATTATCAACGGTGGTGTTTCTTATTAATCCGCCTGATGATCCGTTTCTATAACCTAATTCACAGCTATCACCGAGGCTTTGAGAATGCGTGAATTGTGAAAATGATAGGAATGTAAAAAATAAGAGTAATAAAGATTTAGTGTTTAAGTTCATATTAAAATCAAACCTGATTAAAAGGTTAAGATGTTAAAGTCTTCCAGATGAGAAAACCTGCAAAAATGCCCGACGAGAAAAAAGTCCAATAATACAAATCTAACATAAAAAAAAGGAGGCCATTTCTGACCCCCGTTCCTATCAAAAAAGTTGATATTAACGAATCATACCAAGTACCATTCGTGCACCTTTCATTGCGACTTTCGGCAAAATCAAAACGGCCGCTACTGCTGCGATACCTGTAATAATTGTTGCGAAATCTACTGCGCCTGTCATTGCTGCTACTGCTGCTGCATCCATAATAGAACTACCTTATTTAATCATTTTTAAAATGTAGGAAAAACCAAGTGCGGTTATCCATGGAGTAAAGACCAAAAACAGACCACCCGTAAAAAGCAAGGTTGCAATTTCAGGATCGATTTGGCCAATATCAAACGGGACGTAAGCAGGCTGAAAAAACCAGTCTCCAGAGCAAGCAAGCGCACCGTCAGAATTTTCTATAATATCCCCATCACAAATAGGAGAATATTTCATAATTTCTATTTAGAAGCAGAAAAAGAAACGGGGGTGATTTTCTGATCCTGATTTCGACCATTAGCAGTCATTTGGCAATTAATAATAATTTCAGAACCAACAAGGGAAGATGCCAAAGCCTTGTGCTTTTCACAATCTTGAATTTTATAAGTAGTAGTAGAAGACCCCTTAGCCCCCTTGGACTCGTCAAGTGGTGTCTGAACATACAAATCGACACGATCAGTAGACCAAGGAGTACCATCATCTAATATGCCAGTACCATTTTTTGGAGTAAAACCAGTCAAAAGAGCTTTAATTTGAATCATAAGAAAACCTATTTATTTAAAAAAACAAGCGTAACAGCGGAACACTGGAACACTGGAACAAAAGAACACTAACACAAAGAAACAATAGATGTAAACTAATGAGCCAATAATAAAAGAGGTCTGAAAATGGCAAACTCGCAGAATGTAAGAATTCAGATTGAAGATCACGAAGAAGGGACTAGATTGGCTTTAATAATATCGGCGAGCAAACAAGTCATAACAACTAAGAATGACGTGCTCAGAATTGCAATAAAACTGGGATTGAAAGAATTAGATAATGAATATTCAAAAAATAAAATCAAAAGTTAAAAGCGAAATAAGCAAAGAATTAATGTGTGAATTGGAAAAATTAGCTGAAAAATCAGGTATAAAGATAAATCAGCTAATAGAAAAAATATCTAACGAGTAAAATCTAAAATAGTATCATCAATAATAATAAACTCAGAAGAGGACGAATTTTCGCTCTCTCTCTGTTTAAAACTTCTAAATGAATCGGTAAACAAATCGACACCTTTAGACTTAAGCCAAGAATCAACACCTTCAATGCCTTGTATCTCAGCAAGTGCTAAAATTCCTGCTCTAAAATCATGATCTAAAATAACCTGCCAAGCATAAGAATTTAAAGATGCTAAGATAACGGCGGGATCATCTTCACGTTCTGCTAATTTCAAATCATCAATGTCTTCAATGTTAACTTTTTTCTTTAACCCATGAGACCAGAAAATCTGACGTTTGCCCTTGAAAGCCTTGGCATATTCCATGAACAAAGCCCCC